CCAGAGCCAACTGTTAAAACTATCACTTGCCCAAACGACGACAAAGAATGCACGATTAAAGAGTGTTCTGTTGCCATGGAGTGCAACACTAGTTGTCGGGCATACCAGAACGCAATTAAATAAAGTTACCTCCCTCCTAAAGGTAGGCTTCACGATGTCTCCTGCAAAGTGGAGCCCTCTGTTTTCTGGTCAGAGTATCAAAACCAGAGCTTTTGGAACAATATAAAGAGACAACCATACTAAACAGACATAGATAAGGGTGAGGACATGCCAAAACCAACGCCACTAAACAGATGCAGAATTTGCCAAAACGAATTCTACGGTGATTATTGTCCAGTTTGCAAGACAAAGAAAAGCTGTTGATGATACTTCAGATTCCAGTTTGGAAGACAAAGGGTGAACAACATGATTGACGCAATATTGAAACACTACGAAATATTTCTAACTGGTGCTATTTGCGGTGGAACTGTGATGGCCTTGCTAATTTGCGTGGTACTATGGCTTTTGGTTGGTCGCACGGCAATTCCTATTGATAAGTGTGGGCCATGAGAAAACTAACCATTAATAGCAAAGAAGCTTTGTCTCGTGCCGTTGGGGTTTTGCAAGATCTTTTCGACGATAAGAAATATTTTCAAATTGAGTTTATTCTTGGCAAAAAAAGGTCTCTGAATCTAAATGCGATTTCCCATGTTTGGTATAATCAAGTAGCAAACGAGGAGAGACAATACACAGCAGGACATATTAAGAATCTTTGCAAATACGCCTTTGGCCTTCCGATCCTACGGGGTGAAGATAGTGAAGCCGGAAGACAGTTCAACGAATTCTGTGTTAAGTATATCGACCATTACAATTATGACGACAGGGTGGAAGCCATGGAGCATCTTGACGTTACAAGCCTTATGAAATCAAAACAATTCCTACAATACATGGACGATGTTCAATCGCATTATGCAGGGCGTGTTCAACTGGAGTATCCCGAGAAATGAAATCACCAAAATATCTCAAATGGGTTGCAACGTTACCATGTTGTCACTGTGGTGGTTATGACTCAATACCTCACCACATCATAGGTATTGACAATATGGGGATCATGGGCGGGAAAGCAAGCGATCTAGCAGCTATGCCCCTGTGTGACGTTCGACAATGCCACACCGAGGTGCATAAAGACCCCACAGGCTATCCCCAGACTAGGTGGATGGTAGAGACACAGGAAGAGGCGTATCGTCAAGGAGTGCTAAATTTTGGGTAGAAATAGATATGATAAAAAGATAGATGCAAACCAGCCAGCTATTGTGGAGGAATTAAAAAAGCGTGGTTACTCTGTAGAGCTCGGAATGGATGATATATTAGTCGGGAAGGATGGCGCAACTCGATGGTATGAAATAAAAAACCCTGACTGTGTGAGCCGCAAGACAGGTGATATTTTAGACTCTGCAAAAAAACCTCATCAAATCGAACTAGAAAAAACTTGGAAAGGACATTATAAAATTATCAGTAGTATCGAAGAAATACTCAATGAATTTGAACCTTGCTAACCGAAGTCATCATAAATTGCTCGCACGGCGGTCTCTCCTCTTCCAGACCACGAAGGCAAAGTGACAATAGGTTGGAACTTCCAGTCTCCAGCAACGTCTAGGTCGTCTGTAGATGTAGTTATGTATCTAATCTTTGTAGTCTCAACAACTTCGCCAACAAATACCCCTGTTGAACTTGCATTTTTATAGGCAATATTATGGACAGTTGCATCCGCAAGTGGTTCCCCTGTGTCAAGAATTATTTCCGTGCCTACATCACCTTTATATATTTTACCCATCACTGCTCCTCCAGATCTAGTAAGGTCGTCAGATCAACTTTTTTTGTTATTTGATTCGTGGTTTCTGTTTCTTTAGTTATTTTTGTGACAAGAGAAAGTTCTTTAGTTACTTCACTAGAAAGTGAGATAGTTTTAGTTATTTTACATGTCAAGTTTGCTTGCACATTCCCACCTCTTTGTAATTATTGTTGTTAATCGTATTATTTTCCGTAGTCCTGTTGTGATTGCGGAGGTTAAACCGAAAGCGATTAATCGTGATGGTGTTGTGCCTAGTCCTGATCCTGGTTGCAAATTAAACACTTGACTTAATCTCCTGTGCTAACGCCCCTGCTGCTAAATCTGTAATATTATTACCGTTAATATCTTTCAACTCTTTAGATAGGATTGGCGTAGTATTATCATCATCATACACAAACAAAGTCCATACATCTCCAACCTTTTTGATCTCGCGGTAGTTGTTCAATGTCTTTAGGAGGATTGTGTCTGTTGTCAATATCGAATCTACTGTTGTTTGCACACCGTCAACATTACTATCAGTTGCGGGATCATTAGGTATCAAGTCTGTCTTGGCCTTAACGGCTAAAACAGTTGTCTCAGTCGCTGGATCTGAGCTGATATTGTCGGTGTCAAGCTTAACCAAATCCAAAGTAATCTGCGTAGCATCAATGTTTGATTCTGTAGCTGGATCTGTGGGGATTAGGTCTGATTTATCCTTGATTGCTAATACTGTTGTTTCGGTTGCTGGGTCATCGGTGATGTTATCTGTGTCTTGTTTAATTAAAACTAATGTGCTTTGAGTGTCATCCACATTAGCCTCAGTTGCAGGATCTGCTGGAATTAAATCTGTTTTGGCTTTAATTGCTGTTAACTGAGTCGAATTAGCATCGACCTCCTGCCTTGTTAAAATAGCATCAGAAGCTGGTGAATTATATCCTTGAGCTGTCATACCATTTTGAACGATCTGCTCAGTTACGGATGCCCCTGTGGAATAGGGGACAACATGATCTGGGGCCATGATGATTGACCCGCCATCTTGATCAATCATGCTCAATGATGTTCCGGTATCACCATCAACTCCATAACCACCAGAAACTACAAGTGGAACTTCTGGAGATGTTATGTTTTTAAGCTTGAAGTCATACCACTTGTAATTAGCGGTATCAACAGCCACAGCGAACCGCCCTTCATCTTGTATACCTTCCTCAGTAAATAACCAATATGTTTCATAGGCATACAATTTAGGCCATGTAACCGTGCCAGTATCAACCTCAACAAGTAACGTACCATCAGTGATAGTTATGTCTGTAATAATAGACCCATCCAGAGCATTAGTATTATAAACATCATCGTCAACTTGAGAAACTAAATATGATAAAGCAGGGCTTAATTCTGTAATTTCTCCAATTGCCTGATCAATAAACATTCTGGCTGTATCACCATCTTGATACATTACTCGTATTCGTATTGTTCGATCAATAGAATATTCTTCACTAAACTGGTATGGAAAAGATGGTGTACCGTTGTAAAGCTCTATTGAATTAGCTGTGTCATAGAGCTGAATCCTTGACCCTGCATCAGCACCAGTAATATCAATAGTTGCATAATTGACTGGGGTTGTCACTGTGATATTTGGCCCAGTGTTTGTATATGAAACTCCTGTTGGTAAGGCAACAGTTACAGCCCCACCAGAAGTATTAATTAACTCGATATCTCCAGCGAAAGAAGCAGAGCCGAAATCATATGTCCCTACAGAAGTGAAATCAAAAATGTTACTATCGAAGCTTCCTGATTTTGCACCAAGGTCATCAAACTGAATTGTACCACCACCCCAGGTCATATCGTCGTAAGCTGGTTCTACAACAGTCCACCCAGTAACTAAAGAAAAAAGAGAACCAGCTCTTGTTAAGGGAATCTCTGTATCTAGGTTTTCGCAGGCATTAGCAATCATATAATCATAAAATTTTTGTGCTGTATCTGCTGTTCCACCAGGAATTGTGATTGTCTTGGTTCCGTCTGTGATTGTAACGCCAGTATAAGAAATTGCTGTAGCTTCATTCGCTGATATTAACGAGTCAACTTTTCTAGTTGGGTTTGCCTCGTCAATGACAAAGCCATAATGCCGACATTTTGTAATGAATGGAGCGTCAGGCACACCGTCAAAATAGACTAGACCAACCACAACAGTTTTTGCGACGACTTGCCTCGTTAACGTAAATTCGCCATCGGAGGCACCGTTGTTAGTTATAGAAATGTCATACTGCTCCCAGGCGTCCTCTGCCGAAGGGGTAACAATATGGACAACAGGTGCCTCGCCCAATCCAGAGAGTTCTACTGTTGGCGCGTACCAATCACCACTGTTATAAAAATCTGAATCAACTCTAGCATATCCGACAATTCTTATTGTTGCCCCAGCAGCACATAAAATTGATTGCTCTTTTGGGTAGTCCTTATCAACTAATCTAGGGGCTACTTCCAAGGATGACGTTGACCTATGTATTACAGAGTTATTTCTTTTAAATAGTGGTTCGTCTTCGCTTTGGTTCTTGTATATCTCATGCTCTGCTGTATCTCCGTTAATGTTTTCCAGTTTTATAACTGAACTATCAGGTGGGCCTATTACCGTAGGAGATTCAGTCCAGAATGTTTGCAATAATTTAAAACCTGATTGGAGTAAGCAATTTAACAAATTGCCTATAATATAGTTCCTAGGGTCTAGCAATCTCCCTGTCGCCGGATGTCCGAACTTTGTATATAGATCACAACCGTCAAATGTTATGTTTGTTGCTGGGCCTAAAAAACTAGCCTTCCATGATGCAAAAACGCAGTCCTCAAAAATAGCATTAGCGGCCCCTGCTGACCCAGGTGTCACCCCACATATAACGGAGTCAGCCATGTGGAGAACTCCTCCTGTCCTAGAGCTTTGCATTGCTGAGTAGCCTGCCCTCATAATCAACAAGTTCGTCACAGGAGAGTTGTATGGAGCATGAATACTAAGATGTGTGTTGTATGACCCGATTGTTGTATATTTTTTGTCTGTCCAAAAAACACAATCGTCCATGTTCAATGTTGGAGACCCATCTTTGTAGCGCATACTATTACCGAAACACTGGAAGAAAGAACACCCATTCACGTTTTTTATACTTAACGCCAAGCCAACCTGTGCTTCAAGCGCACCATTCCCACCATACCCCAGCCCCCTGAATGCAACGTTTTCAAAATTCTTAGTTTTCGTCACAACCTCAGTCCAACAGTTCATATATACTTGTGCTGTATTTGCAAATGTCGTTTCATCATAGGAATGGATAGTAAGATTACTTGTCATATTTCCTATGTAACCTTCATCGGCATAGCCGTATGTTATACCACCAGACCATGACACAGTTAACCCAGTAATATCTGTTATTACAATAGTCTCACAGGCTGTATCATCACTAAATGTCGTCGAACCAAAAGCCAAAGTGTCACCCACCTGCCACCCATCGACAGCACCGACATCACATGATGTCGCACCTATAGAAACTGGACTTGTAAGAACAGTCCAACGCTTCCTATAGAACCCTACTAAGTTAAATGTTTGGGAGTGTTGTTTGGCATAAAAACATTCATGTTGCGTTGCTAACCCTTTATTCAATATAATTGAGTGTTCAACAGCTACATCGGACGAGATATCAACATCGTATTCCCCAGTCGTTGCCTCAATGGAGATTTGCGCTTCGGCTGTGATATCAGTCGAAGCGACTGTGGAGGCAGTTATTTTACCTGATATTGTTAACGTATTACAGGCACACCCAGTCGCATCGAGCGTGACAGTATGTGTTGCTGAGACTGTGACATCATCGCTTGAAGTCGGCACAACCCCACTAGGCCACGGTGCGTCTGGTGTAGTAGATGTCCAATTACCTGAACCTGTAGATGTAATATCAGCCATTAACGTTTACCTGCTGCGTAACCACGGTTAGACTTAGTGGCTTTGCGCTTAAACTTAACCTTGCGAAGGATAGTAATAGCATCCTCTTCTGTAATTTTAAGTTTTTTGAGTTCTTTATCGAGTTTTCTAGGCATTATCGCTGTTTCACCGTCCCATCAACGTCTGGGTTATCCTTGTCATCAATTTGGAACTTTACGCCTTGCCCCGTATTGTAAATAAACACGCAACCACAGGCCCAGATTGATATAAATATTAGAATAATGAGTATTGTTGTCTTCACTTTATCCCCCTACAATCCGCGAAGACAGACCATCCGAATTTATCAACTGCCTCGTAATATGTTTTTGCTCGGGCAAGCCGTGGGTATCTAAGGAAGATGTTTGACTTTGCTTTTATCCACAATTTTAAATTTTCATAGAATTCGTCGAAGTCGTCACGGCGGTCATTGATGCCATTACAACCGAGAAGGTGCACGCCTTCAATTTCAATATATTCAGACATTTAATACACCTCTGTTATTGTTAAATGATGGTCTTCATTACGTAAAATATTGCGGAACTTATTAAACGTTTTGCCGCTATTCAAGACAGCCCTATCACCTTGCAACTTACCTAAAGATTCACCTAGTAAAATACAACCAGCGGTATTATCAACAGTATTACCAGGATGGAAAAGAACATACGACCTATCAGGAACATTTATTATTTCATAAATGTCTGGATAGTTCTGGGATGAGTAGGGCTTTACAGTGTATTGTTGTGCTGGAATGCTTGACTTGTTAACACGGTTTTCTAAGTCTGGTGGTTCAAGTGTGAAGCAGAAAACGGTTTTATTGATCTTTAAGACACCGATTGTGCCTTGCTCGGTTTCTTCGAGCCTGATCAATTCTAATATTTTCATGGTGAACACCCTTCAACACCACTTTTCACCCTATCCCTGAAACACTCTTGCTCTGACTTAGACCACGATGAGCAATGTTCTTTGATCGCTGTCCACATCGGGCCATCTATGTGATCCCAAATTGCTGACTTGCAATCGGAACAACGACCAACATCTTCGGCGCGCTGGGCTGATATCCTCGATTTTATATCTTTGAACCCATAAACTAGAAGGCTAACAATAACTCCCCACGCCCCCGCAAATACTAAAAACAACAACCCACCCATAGCCAAAAACATCGGCCAATCTGTAGCTTGTGTAATCGTGAATTGGTGGCTTGTTAAAGCTTTACTTATGGCGTCAATCGTTTCCAAATTTGTCATCATCAGCCCCTTAGAGCTACAAGGTTAAGTACTTCTTCGTTTGCATTATTAATTATTGTTTGTGCTGACAGTCTCTCATCTTCATCTTGTACGACTAAAGGATTTCTCACTTCTTCAAGGTATGGGTTATCTGGATCATCATTATTCATGATTTCAACAAATTCAGGTAAAGGTTCATAGGTAGGGATATAGAGTATCTCTGGCGCAAGCTCTACACCAAAGTCATCATAAGTAGCCTCTTCATACTCTTGACCCACCTGACCCTCAAGTAAGATATATCGTTCTAGTCTGATTATTGATTTCTCATATGAGATTGTTCTTTTTAAGAGGTCGTTATCAGCGATTGACTCAGCTTTTAACACCTCCATACCACCCATAAAAGTGTTAAAATCATTAATCGCATCATCTTCATGGGGATGTACTGGGCGTTTTGTTAATGCCACCGCAGTCCCTACTAATAACAGATCCCTTTCAGCCTTTGCGGGGTATCCGTTTCGTTCTAGCCTTAACATTCGTTTTTCAATTTGATATGGTTCATACACAACGTTGTCTTTTAGGTTTACAAAGCTCATATTATTTCCTCACTGCAAAGATTACAACATCAACAGCAGCAGGGGCCACATTAAAAGAGACACCCTCTATAAAGCCGTCATTAGTAAAGACATACTCATTTGCTGCTCCTTCTATAACAAGTAACCCAGCCTCATACACCATCTCAGTAGGCTCCCATCCGTGAGGTAATATAAAATCAGTTTCAACTGTATCACCTACAAATTTAAAGGCTACAGGTTTAGACCCAAAATACTTGTTCTGGTCATCAACTCTTTTAAGCTCAGTCCTAAGATTCTCTGCTGGGCTGTAGAGCTTGATACCTGTAGTTCCACCGTGAGCGACATCTCCTCCACTTGCTGAGATACAAGTTGGTGTCCCTACTGTAATTGCTTCAGAGGCGACTCTTAATGCTCCAGAGAAGGTATCTTTGCTATCTCCAGTAAGAAGTTCAAGCTTACCTGTTACTTCGTCGTAGTCCAGAGAAACCATAGAATCAGAGGATCCACCGAAAGTACATTTTGCATCTTCTTGGAATAGAGGTTTTTCAAAGTTACAGATAAATTCAATCTGACTGGTGGAGGCTCCAGCACCATTTGTGTATTTAAGTAGGGTGAATACTGTACCACTTACTATGGTAATAGTTCCTCCTGATTCTGATACACCTACCCAATCAACAATCTTTTCTCTAAACTCCCAAACACTAGAAACAAATTCCCACCCTTCACACTCGCCCCCTGTCGTAACTGAGGCGGTTATATCGGAAGTTGCTGTGGTGGCCTCTAACTCAGCTCCAGTAGAAACTGGAGAATGGGTAGCTGTACCTGATACCGAAGTAGCGGATACTGATTTATCCGCGAGATCTTCTCCAGATAAACATAGCTCGATATCTCCTTGCATAAGACCAGAGAAATAAGAGGATGTTGTATAACCAACCATACCATTTTCAGGATTGTCTGGGTCTTCGATTAGGTGGGTGAGTCCTTTATAACTGCCAGAGTAATCACCACTCAAATCAGCAGCATATTGTAGAATGGCTGGAATTGTGCTGGTTGTGTATCGTGTAACACCAGCAGGTGGTTCTCCTACTAAATCCGATGTTGGTATATCAAGCCTATTCCACCAAGGTATGCCACCAGTATTACCATACTGCAATCTTTCTCCAATAAAATCTATTGTATCGCAAGTCTCAGTACCCGCTCCTCTCGTGATATCCCAAACATCACCACCATCTGTGATTACAGAGACACCACCATCAGTAGCAACAGCTATAATTGGAATCTGCATACCTGTGGCTGGGTCGATAGGAGCGTTTGGTAGGACGGTCATTGCTACGTCATTGACTACACCATTTACAATTGCTGGCGTAGTCGTTGTAGCGTATGATTGCTTTAGAAACATCCCGTCAGTGATATTATATTCTTTACATCCTGCGCTAGTGCCTACAAACAAGATACCGTTTAGTGCAGATATTGAGCTGATGCCAGATAAGGTAATCTCTAATAATGTAACTTCAGGCAAGTCATCGTCTGTTGCATCGTATGCCTTAATGCCTGTAGAGGTGGCTGTAAACAAGAGCACTCTATGCTTCTCTAATTGAGCATCAACCCACGCACCGCCGTCTGTATCCCTAGAAGTGTCATAGATAAATACATCAATAGCGTTCGCACTAGCTACGATCTTGTCAATCTCCTTTTTTATGGCATCATCAAGGAGTTCTACATTAGCAAGGTCTTCAGTTGTTAATGGGTTCACCACCCCAAGAGGATTGCCAGCCGTCCCGTCTCCAGCTAATGTGTCATCTGTGGAGACAACCGACAGGAACACCCCAGCAGGAGCACCAGTAAAACTACTTCTAGTCCCTGTTAAAGCAATAACATCCTCGATTTGCCAATTTGCAGACGTGTACCTAAGTATTATCTTGGCGCAGAACACGAATTCAGTAAAGAGGCTCGTTAGGTTTCCGAAAGATAGGTCTGAAGGGAATAAAGCTTGTTGGCCTAGTAATGAGCCTGCGGTTTGCCCTTGCACCCAAATGTACCTGTATTTTTGCGAACCAGTGTCACTTGATGCAGGGACTGCTACCAACCACACAGACATATAGGTATTGTTTGACATTAGTGTTTGAACCCAATTTGGAGAAACAAACTGGTTATAGTATGGGGTATCACCGCTCAAAGGTACAATATCGGCTGTCTCAACTGTAAACGCTTGCACACCGGAGCCTGTAAGATACCCCTTAGTGTATAGAGAAGACGTAAGCTCTGCCACTGATGTTATAATATCCTCGTCTTTTACTACTGTTGCTGATACTGTCGGCCTCCTTTCAGATACTGTTGTCGAAGCTAGGACATAGCCACCAAGAGTACCGCCAGAAACCTTATATGACCCTACCGTGCCGTGAAATTCTTCGTGAACTTGCCAAGGCATTAAACCATGCGTCTCTCTTATTGAGTATTTATCTGTTGTCCCATGCCACACGAAAGAAACATGCACGTCAGAGAATCCCCAAATTGACGTAGACCACACAAAATCATCACCATTTGTAGAGTGCAAAAAGTATGTAGAATCTAGAGTTGCACTATGTGCGCCAGAAACCCATGGAGATGTAAGCTCTTTAACCTGCCCACGCCATGAATATCTCAAATCTCCAGTTAGGGTTATTGTTCTTGCTGTACTATCGTAATCTATTGTAATCCCATCGTTGTTTATAAACCCTGTAGGATCACCTGAAGCAATAGAAGCGTCAGTGCCTGAGATAACACTCACTTACAGTGCGTCCATTGCGCTGAATCCTGATGTGTCAACCCCATTAACAATACCTCTTGTTGCGGCCCACCCCTCTGCCCCGTTTGCTATTGCGCTTGTGACAACTGCGTAAGCCCCAATAGTTTCTGCAGATGTTGCAATAGCTTTATTAATATCAAAAGCCTCACCTGTCACAGATACACCGACAACAACAGTACCGCTAGGGAGAGAGTCGCCTGTGTCATTCTTCATCAGCGTCCAATCTTCACGCAACGTGGTATTAACCTTCACCTTCTTGCTTTCGTATACGCTAGACCCGACATCTTTAGACATCTCAAGGTAGTCACCGTCTCCGATGGTTGTTTCTTCGGTCAATTCACTAATTTTTAAGGTCATTTTTATAGCTCCACGATTCTATATATTCCGTCTTCTGTGACTCTGGCTGTACCGTCTTCAGTCGTCCTCATTTCAGCACGGAAGTAAAAAAACTCTCGCTCATGCTGTTGCCAGCTTTCAGCACCATCTCGGACAGACCATAAATGATACTTCACCAGCCCTTCGTAACCAATATCGAAACTTGTTGTTGTTGCTGTTAAGCCAGTGATTCCAGAAGCATTGTACAACAAAGCGTCTGTATCTGCACGACGGAAATCGTAACTATACGTTGTGCCTACTTCTGGGCCAACCCCAGCACTTGATGTGTCTAAAATAACAGAGTCAACTTGCTGCAACCTGTCCCTGTGTACCCATCCATGAATTATCGTCCCAGTTATATCTACTGGCTCTTGCATGCTATTTAATAAAAGCTGTGCAGGTGGGTATGGTCTGTTGATCCTGTCGTTTATCGTGATTATTTGTTCTGGTGCGTCTGCTATCGCTAAATTTCCTTTGCCTGTCCGTGGTAATAGCTTCGCGTAAACGTTGCCAGTTAAAAGGTTGTTTAGCATTGCATAGTTGCCTTGGACGAATAGCACGTTTGCTGTGTTTAGATGCTCAACAGGGACGGTGTCAAGGCACCCTCTGCCAACGGTTATTGTTGTTGCTCCAACCGCGTCAACTCTAACAATCTCGCTATCAATTATTGCCCATGACCCTAGGATAATTGAGCTAGACAAAGAATCAAGAGTCAGACTCAATACGGTGTCAAGTATCCCTATATCTGAGGTTAATATCCCTCTCGGGGTAAAGGTCGTGTCAGTGTTCCGCGCGTATCCTGTGCCGTCATTAAACCATGCCTCAGAGTCTATGGCGTCGCTGGTTGGCTTTGCTCCAGCCACACAGGCAAACCCCCCAGAGGGGTCAAGTGCTGCAATCTCTGTGGGGGAAAGTTCTGTTTCCCTTGACAGCGTGTAAAAAGGGGCTTCAATAGCAGAATGGACAGGGCAAGGGGCAGGGTCATTGACTGGGCTTACCCACAAACTACTAGGCGGGGTGGAATAGATTGCCTCATCAACACCATAAAAGTCTTCTATGCACTCTACCCTAATCGCGCTATTACCAAACTCTCCGAACTCAACACCAGTTATCCTCATAACTATTTCGTCTATGCCATACCTAGGCCATGACATAATAAACGTATCACCAATATTCAGCGTTGCCCCTTCTCTGTTGACATACAATTCACAGTCGGCAAGAGGTGACGAGAGGGCGCGTAAATCTCTCATTGCAAGTTTAGCCGCCAAGGCGTGAGTAGTGACACCTGTATAGTCGATTGCTTGGGTTACAGTTCCACCCATTGTTGCGACAAGAGCGGCATCGTGTACGCTTGTTGAGCCTTGTTTTCCAGTCGAGGCATCCCAATACTTAACAGAAACAGAATTTATTAAATCTGTTGGCCCACGCCTTTTGAATCTTGAAACCTTGGTTATATTTGACTCGTCAAAAACTGGGATTGTTTCGACGTCATAATCTTCGCGTATTAGCTTTAGGGTAAACTGGCCTGTCGTTCTTGAAATATAAAGAGAAGCATCAATATGTTTTAGGATCTCAAGCAAGAAATCTTCTAGCCTTGATGAATGATCCCATAAAACAGATATCCCAAAGTCTTCAGTGAACAACGTGTCAGCAACGGCTGTAAACGCTGCCTCGTCAATATCCTCTGCGTTGAACCTCATCCCCCAGCTTTTATTGGTGATTGTCTCATATATAATATGGGCGGCGTTTGCCTCACCGCTTATCTCTGCCTTGGCAGGATACCAGCTATTAGGTATTTTTTTACACCAAAAAGCCCATGGCAAAAGGTTCGGGTTTGTCCCTAGGTAAACAGTTTTTAGGACTACCGCAGCAACGTTTCTGAATGCTGGTATATCTGTCCCTAGTTTGCTTTGGAGGTATGCGTTTTGAGTCTGTGAAGCGTTACCATTCTCAAAATCTACATAGCCTTGTATCCCGCCACCAGACTTGACACCTCCAAAGATATCCCTAGCGTTTACATAGATTTCTCCACCAGTTGTTGAGCCAGCCCACACCACTTTTTCATCAACTTCTATTTGAAATATAGAATCAATCTCGTGGGCTAAAATAAGGTGCATACCTAAACTATATTCATGGGCTATTGTGTAATGAGAATCAGAATGCAACAGGCCACCGTCAATCGTTTCCTCGATGGCCACAATCTTTAGCCCCCCAGACCATACACAGTTAGGGCCAGACAATAATTTAGTGCCGAAAAGAACAGGTATCTCTCGACCCACAATAGCCGTGGGGACAGTGAAGGCATCAAGACCAGCCGCAACCGCTCCGTCTGGAGTACCTGCCTTCGGAGCGAGTGCGTAAGATATCGCAAAAGACAATACGACCTTCACAACAAACCAAAACAAAGCCATCCAAACCATTAAAATAACCTCATTTGATCGTACCAGAGAAAGGGTTTCTGCTAGGTATCCATGGGAACCCTTGAAAATTGACGATGTTATTAAATTTATCCAAACAATCGTCCATCATATGGTTGCATCCTGCGTAAAGGGCAACAGATATTGACCCAGAAAGCACAGATAGTGGCCTTGTGAGAGTAAGAATATTGCCAATGTGATCTATGATAAAACGCCTGTCACCTGTAAATTCGACTATGCCACCCTTGAAATATCCGTCTGCAAATGATGAAAGGTCTGTCATTGTGACAATTGTCCCAGCCACTGAGACTGTGGTGTCATCAAATCTAAATGATGGCTGGCTCACGCCACACTTGACTGAATACAACGGCGCTTGACAAATATATTCCATCCTCTCGCGTAGCCCGTTCTGCTGGATTGAAGTGTAAATAGAATCGCAAACAATATTTACAGACTCGCCACTTGTCTTAGCTCCTGCCACCCTGCCCTTCCACATTACAACAGATTCGGCATAAGAAAGCCCAGTGTGACAACGCCTAATCGTAACGCTAGTTGACTGCTCTGGTGGGATGTTTAGGAAATCTGAAGACAAAGAGTCGCCGCGTGGCAAAGTAAGGGTCACAGGGTCTTTTAGCGCCTCTTGCCCTTGCTTTATTTTTGTTCTTTTTATTGGTGACGGGGTGAACGTCTTCGCCGCGTCTACATAAAACTCAGACGCTCCTGTGGTTAGGTAGCCTGTCCACGTGCCACGGGTAAACTCGTAAAGCTCAAAAGGCTTCCCTCCTTCAATGCTTACCTCTATTGAGTCGTATGTCATTCGGGAACCTCTATAATAGGTATAGTTGTTTTGGCATAAATATTAGAGGTGTGTTTCAACTCGATGCTATCGGCGTTAAACCTGCATAGATTAAGCTTACAGAACATCTTAACAGCTGCAACAGCTACAATGCCAACAGCAGAGTCAATACTTAACGTTTCATAGCTTGCTGACTCTACAACACTAGAAACACGCCTATAAAATATAGTCCCATCTGTTAGCTGTAACATAATATCGAATGGCACTTCTGAAAACAAAGAATCACCAGTTTTCTTTATCATGATAACTGTGTCAAATTCAGAAATAGCTTGATACAACTCAAAATCATTATTCCATGTAGGTAGGTAGAAAGCTTTCTGCTTGCCATTCCTTGAGTGCAACCATTCACGCATTGCCCATATTTCGGATTGCCCATGTAAAACCCTACCTAAACTCTGAGAAAAATCCGTAAATTCCTGCAACGTTTCAACTACCACTGGCCCTGACCCATTATCAAATTCTTGGGCTGGAACGACGATACGCTCAGAAAGATCACCTAGCAAAACGTTCTCATCGGTAAAAACGTCATATCCTTGGTACTGTGGGTAGGCAGAGGAACTTAAATCAATGTTATCTGTGATGTTGAACGTTGCCGAAAGGTGCGAGATCCCTGCCCCTCTGCGAGATATGTCAAGGCCGTCTGTCATTCTTGCCAGTCTCAGTGGCATCACTAAGGCGTTGCCCCATCCGTCAACAAGTGGGTATGTTAAATCAATCCCATCAGTCCTAACCGTGTCAATCTCTACAGCCGTGACCTTTTCAAACGACTCCCACAATACCAATAAACCACCATTCCTATAGTCTGCATTGCTGGTGTCAAATTCAATTGAAGTATCTAAAGCTGTCAACGTTACGGTTGACTGTTCGCCCCAAATTGGGCAACCCCATAGTCTAGCAATCCAGTTTTTAGCCGTGGCCTTTATAACACTCAGCTCACGTTCTGTTTTTGTGAAAGAGTGTGTGAGTATTTGCCTTGGAGCCTCACGCATTGCAATACGTTGCTCACCTTGGCGTGTCTTGAGAATATGGGTATAAAACTCTAATTTTTCGGTGTACTCGCCATCTGGCAACCATTTCCACAGCACAACCCTTGTGCCTGTTATTGCGACTGAGTGCAGTCCGTCTGGAAAGGTAAAATTCAAAGAGGCCAGAATAGTTGGTGGCCCAGAAGTCAACACATTTACTATGTAATCTCTCTCCTCGAAAGCCCCGAATGTTGTCGGTGCGGCTGATGGCTCGGTTACTTCAATCCCGTAAGCGTCTATTTCGCTGTAAACTGACAATAATTGTGGCGTGGTATAGGCGTTCCACACATAGATGCTTCGTTGCTGGTCTGATAATAGATTACCCATATCAAGAGGGTCAGGGGATATATGTATCCTGTCGTAGAAATCGTCTCTGAAGCTATTGTTTATTGTTGCTGTGGTGGCTTCTCCGTTTGCACTGGGCATCACGAACGTGGCACTATCTGTAAGAGAAGGCAAAGCCAAGTAGCAAGCCTCGTCATAGTAGGTGTCTGTGTCGAACCCATCAAACTCAGGCCAGTAGCCTATGTTCTCATGTCCGCCTAAAGAATAAAGTGATAGTGTAGCTGTCAATACAGTCACTTTCTATGGCCCCTCATATTTTACAGCAAAGCCGAAAGTTCCAGAGTGGGTTAGGGCGGAACCACCGTCCCGTGTATCTATGTTCTTCTTGAAACATGGAAATATCATCCAGCTATCAAGCCCTATTGTGACGATCTCCTCATTAACGTAGTTGTCATTCCTTAAATGTCTGGCGTTCTCGATCTCAAGTGTTTGGCTAACATTGCTATCCCCACGGTTTTTGAATGCCTTAATGGGAAGTAGTATAGTCTCTTGGTTGTAAGAGTTTGGTTGCACAGATATTAGGTCATACAGGTACTTCGCGCCAGTTACGATGGTGTCCGATGTTGTTAACCCTGGCCACCACGCATCACCGTCCAAATCAGAATGCACAAAACAGTTTTTCCCATAAGTTGCCCCGTAATAATTCCCCCAAAATATCGCAGGGGCGTAGAACCCTCCGGCAGCCACCATAGTAAAAGTAGCAGGAACATTAGAAGCTAATGAAGCACCGTAGAAATTGCCAGTACCTGATAACCCTGTCTGCTGGGATTCCCCGAAAGTTAACCACTGATATTCATCGCCTGAGCTTATAACCAGAAGAACCTCATTTGAGAAGACAAATGTATGATAAGTGACTGGGAAGGATAACGCCGTTTGTAGGGCTGGCCCTATGCTGGCATAATATGGCCCGTCACCTGCAGTGGTGCTAGTTCTGCCAAGGATTCTTATCTCATCCCCGTGAGTCCCTGTGGCTATTGATAACTTGGCGTATATAGTGCCTTTGTAGATAACCTCGTTCCCAGAGTCCCAAGTCCACCCATCTGCAACACAAGCATTTACAAGTGCTGTTCTCATGGCTGTAAATGATACGGCTGTCCCAGTTGTATATGGCATTATGCGTCCATCCTTATAGCGTAATAGTCGGCGAACCCTGTCCTATACACATCCTGTATAACAACGTAAGTCACGCCACTTATTGTTATTGTATTCTCAACAGTGTTATTAAAACCTGTTATGTGGAATATACCATCTAAAGCACCGAATATACCATCATCATTGTAAATCTCAACAGGGGTTAAGTGGTATTCGCCCCCTGTGTCCCTTTGTATAAGTGAGTTGGTTATGGCATAAGTGTTGTTGTACGGGTAACAGTTTGGGTTTATCCAGTTGCCCATTAGGTCACGCATCGCCATATTCGCCACATTGCCGTTATATGGCATTGAGTACGAAGTGTCTGAGAACCTTGTCGCAGGGACTCCATTCAACATCCCACAATTGACAATAGGGTGTGGGAATTGGCTTGGCCTAGAGTATGGTAGAAACTTCCCGACATAAGCCGATTCATAGACAGGTGTCCCGACTTTCAACGCCATTTTGATATGCTGGGCATTCAAGGAAAGCCAATAGTCAATCCGTGTGTTGTGTGCCGGAACACCGCTTAACTCAGCATTTGGCTGGTTGTCGAAGGTGTAAGCGTCAATGAAGCCAGTGAATGACGCGGCGACTAGGTTGTAATAGTCAGCACCAACGCTGTGGTATGTCCTGAACCCGACATAAATCGACTCAAGGCCAGAAAGACCTTTACCTTTTAGGATAAGTTCATGGTCTTCTGATGCTGTGTCATATCTTAGTTCTTCCCAATTCTCGCCATTGGCTGAGACTGTCGATTGTGTTGTGGCAAAATCAAAAACATCATTCACCACAAAATCTGTGGAACCATCGCTTATCAAAAAGCTTATAAAAGTATTCTCGTAAGCAACGCCAACCGTCGCGCTTGCTTGAGCACCAGACACAGAGCCAACGACAGAGAAAGTACCACCATCAACTGAAGCGCCAGTACACTCTATTGTCCAAGTCTCATCAATTGCGGCGGGGAGTGCGTCCTCAAGTGTTAGCGTGCCGTTTCCGACCCCAGTATACCCAACAACACCAGTCTCACCGTAACCCATTGAGAAGCGCCGTATTAAGGCAAGCATTTCATAGTGTGCGAGTTGGGTTGTGTTATCTACAAAGCCTATCTTGTTCGCCATTTATTGAATCCCGTTTTTCTGTAAAATATTCATGACAACCTGCTCGCCGTCTGTCGTCCCCAAATAATCCCCGACCTGTGACATATCCTGAACATTTATAATTCTAACATCATTCTTTGGGGCTGTCTGTGGTGTTGCCCCACCTCCTCCACTCATATCGCGAATTGCGTTTGCATATTTTGCGGGCAAAACCATTTCCTCTTCGTGAAGTTGAGTCATTGGGTTTACACCTGAAGGGATGTCGTAACCGCCAGCAGCAGAAGCCGTCGAAAACTGCGAGACAGCGAAGTTACCAAGCTGAGATAATAGCCCAGAAGTACCGCTACCGCCATCCTTCCCGTTCCCGACCAAATCAAGAATTGCCGACTGCAACAACAACTCGGTTATCATTTTACCGAAGCTTTCAAGTATTCCATCAAAAGTTGTTTCTGAGCTCCACAGCATTTCATTCATTGTGCTTGCGTAACTTTTAGCCCATTCAGCCGACCCATCTCTTAACTGTTCCATGAACGTCTTTGATGTATCACCTATCTTATTGATGTCTGCTTGTGCTTTTTCACCAAAAACCTTTTGCATTGCATCTGCTGTTGATTCGCTTATTTCACCGAGCATAGCCATTTGCCGAGCCATGGCATTTAGCCTGTCACGGGTAGCGATGATTAGGGACTCTTCTTGCCCTGAGGCTGTCATTGTGGCAAACGTGAGCTCCTCCATTGCCATTTCTACTTTTTCAATAGATGCCGCGCTTTCTTCTGATTTCTTTATACTGTCCGCGAGTTTTTTTGCTGCGATATCTGCAGACTCTGCCTCATAAACGAAACCGCGCATCGCGCGAACCCAATTATCTATAACACCCTCATACTCTTCGCCGTAGGTGTCAACCATCTTAGCGGCTTCAATATTGATTTTTGCAAATTCAAGCTCCATGCCAGACAGGCCACCTAATATCACTTGCTCATTTAGTCTGGTATAAACTGCGTCCCATTCTTCACCGAGCTTCTTGGCTGCAGCTGCAGCTTTTTGTGTTTCTGTTGTTATGGTGTCAGCTCCAGAAACGACTGGGACAGCCAAAGGCTTATTCCTTTCGGTTGGCTTCTGGCCCATCGCGCGGATCTGGTAGGCCATATCTAGTTGCTTCTGGGCAATAGCAAGCTCCTCTTTAGCCTTCCCACTAAACCCCCAGAAATTACCTTCTGCCACAACCTTTAAGTCTTGGACTTTATCCTCTAACCTCTCGACATCATCTGCAGCAACCCCGAATATTGAGGCAGCGAAAGAGTCACTTAACCATGGCGTGAACTCTACTGTTTGGGAGATTGCTTCTGTTACTTGCCCGAACCCAGTTATCCGACCGTTTATAAGGACACAGGCGTTATCAATGGTCTGCTGGTCGCTAAGTTTTGCTGTGAGTTCTTCAATGGCCTCAGTCGCACCCTTAATTCCACTACCACCAGCCTTACCCTCAGTCAAATCACCGAAAGCGTTTCCAAGCGCCTTCAACGAACCACCAAGGGTGTTACGCGCTGCCTCTGCCGATCCTCCGAATTGCTTTTCTAACTCGGATAAGATAACAGCCTGGGCCTCGGCTTCCTTCCCTGTATCGACAAGTGATTTGATTAAATCTTTTTGTGTTTCTGAAAATGTTATACCCGAACGGGATAACGCAGTAAGTCCAACTTTGGGATCATTTAAAGCCTTACCAACTTGGATCGCTGCAGACTTTAAATCTGTTTTCATGGCTGTGGCAACATCAAGGACAGCCTTTTGCGCCCTTGTAAACTCATCTCCTCCAATTCTGGTGAAGGTAAGCAACATGGCTTGAGCCGACATCGTGGCCTCATCACCAAACGTTGTTATTTTTTGGAGGCTTGCGGCATACTCGACCATTGAGGCCGACAACTCTGGGGTGTAACGCCCTGTAGATCTCAAAGTGGCGTTTAACTGGGCGACAGCTTCCTCTTGTGCGATTGTCGCAGAGAGAACAGACTTGAACGCGGCCCCTAGTGCCAAGGCACCAGCAAAAGCCGCAATAGCTGAGGTAGCAGTAACAAAGGTTTTCTTTACAGCAACGCCTTTTTTACCTAACTCATCTACGTTTTTTGTGGCCTTTTTTACCTGCCGACTATCAACAGCTAAGACTAATTTGGTTACGTCTGTAGCCATTATTTGCCCCTCAGTGTTGCTCGAATAGACTTGTCGATTGCTTCACGATCAACAATACCATCATGCCATGGAGAGGCAGTATCTTTACCGTCATGGTCGTTGATTGCTTTGGTGTATATTTTGGAGAGTGTAATCATCGACGTTGATTCCCATGGAGTAGGTATAGAGCCTGTTAAATCAGACCACGCTTTTATTTCCTGCCATCCTAATTCGTAAATCCCTACTTCAAGGAGGGCTTCAAGCAAATAGCCAGCATTACCGATAGGAGGAATTTTAGCATCTTTGCCAAGGTCTTTCCCCCTGCTCTCTGTTCCGCCTTTACTTCTGGTGTGGAGCCAGCCTAGTTGCTCAACGTAAATCCTTAGATCATCTAGGCTTTCTTTAAAAAATTAGCAGTCTTTACAATGAAAGAGTCCACCTGATTCCTGATAGGGGAAACCAACTTGTAAACCTTGACCGCGTTTGCATGGCTGAACTCTAATTCTTTGCCGTTCAACTCTACATTCTCCCAACCAAGAGTAACAGACGCCAAGTCAGCCTCGCGTGAGTCTTCGTCGTTATCGTCTTCTCTATTGGCCCTAGCCCGTGCCAAAGAAACTTCGCGGAATTTTTTACTGTCTACGCCGTAAAGGGTAATCTTTATATCAGTGTCCACCCCAGTGACGGGATGGACAATAACACACTCAGCCGTGTCTGTTGTTTCTAGGTTAGAGATATCCATGGTTAAGGTGCAGGAACCTCGACAACGCCTTGACGGTCAATGCGTACGGTTGCATTTACTCTGCGAATAGTGTTGGCCTCGCCACCTACTGAAACAAAGGAGAAAACTTTTGCTTGGAAATAGTCAATATCACCATTTCCATAGGCGACTTTAAATGTGTAATCAGCATCTGAGGTGCTTGCTGTGGTCATAATTACCTGCCCAGCATCAACAACTGACTTGATCATTTCAAGTGATTTTTCTGGCTCATCATACGTACCCTTTAGATGAACAGTGCCACGCTCGCCTAGGGTTGTATAATTTACATCCTCATAGGTTCTGCCGTGGTCGCCAAGGTTTGCGACCTCACCGACAACAGAATAAGTAACGCCAGCATCCTCAAACCCAGCCGCGTCATAAGTTGGTGGCTCGTTAGCCGATACGCTTACGATTGTTCCCGCTAAAGTTCCTGAGTCTGCCATGGTAAAATCCTCTGTTATCTGTTAATGAGGGCAGTATAGCCCATTGTTAAAACAATTTTAAACCAACCATCGTCAACATTACTCGGCTGTCTCTGGTTTGTTTTTATTACAAGATCCTGCCCGTCATACGCTGGACGGGCACCAATCTTAAAAACTGCAAATATCTCATCGGTTTTCTGTTTTACCACAACAGCGCCAGTGCCAATAGGGTATCTTAAAATTACCCGAAAAATACCGTCTGTCTCATTGCTATGTGCCAATGAAAGCGCCGTAGTGTCATTCTGTAAAACAAGCAACTCGGCATAAGCGTCGGAAGTCGGGGTATAGCCCTTGTTCTCATGGGCTATAGGTAGGCCAAAGCTTGCACCAATAAATGTATTCACTAGGGCTTGGTCAATTTTTACACTCATTTCTTGACGGCCTCACGCACATTCCTATCCATCCTTGCAACATTCTTGGCGATCATGCCGTCCTTCTCGTTGAACACTTCTGCATATGGTAGGTTGTTTGTCAAGTAATCAACTGTGTCACCCTTGACTGTGTTCTTTACCTCTTCTTGAGCTGACCCACCATCGCCACCTTGAGGTGTTTTGTCTTGGCGGTCAATCTCCCTATCTTTAGGGGATCCAGTATTAGTCTGCCAGTTTCCCCTAAGCCGTCCAGTAGCAACACGGGTGTCACGTATTACACCGTTAAACAGCGCAATTTTGATAGCCCTGCATGTTTCATCAAGGGTCGCGTTCAAACTTTCAGCTAGTTTATCCATGGGGATAGTTGCCATTATTTCCTTATCCTGACAAAGTAAACTAAAGCTAGGTTTGCTGGCTCAACTGGGGTTATTTCTTCGATAGCCCAATCAGACCCGCTAATAGGCACAACGTCTGTCAAAAGAGGAGTAAAGCTGTTATCAATTACAAACATTTTATCCCCAAATTTGATGCGTGTACCGTCAATCAAGCTCGCCTTTATGGTTTGAAAAATACCATTAGGCGTATATTCTGTGGTAGTCCCTGTTACGTGGACTCCAGTCACGGGGTCGTCTGTTTCGCCGACTGTCCTGCTAATAGTTATTGGCTTTCCAAATTTGGTAATAAGAGATGAGGCTGTTGCCGCCATGTTCTCATAAAAACCCATTATGCACGCTCCAAAACGATTGACAACCCAGAGCGATAAAGCAATGTATTCAATAACGCCTGGGCGCTACTCGTTCTATTCACTTTAGTGTTAGCGCCAGATCCGAAATATTCAACTTCAACAGCCCCGTCTACTTTTTCTTTGCTGGTGGCACGGTTCTCGTTCACAGGAGGGTTATACAAATCAATCCCCTCGTTTACATCTAAAGCAAAGGCCATTTGACAAGTAATAACCTGTCTAGGGATTTCATCACTACCCCAACTAAAACCCTCCAAAACAAGATCATAGCGTGGATATGATAAAGGCTGGGCTCTGTCTGTTAAGCGCCCCTTCAAAGACGGCTCATAAGATCCTATAAAGCCCGCAGCCTTTACAAGTTCAATGTCAGCCGCGTCTGTGTCAGCGACAACAACACCAACAGATAAAGCATAAGCGATATAATCAGCACGGGACACGTAAGAGTCCGCACCAGATACCACAGAGCCATCCTCGATGGTTAAAGCCATTACTCAACACTCTTTTTTTCTTTGAACAACTTGTCAGCTTTTTTCATGTCTGCCTTGTTCACGATAATGTAGCCGAGTTTATTCTTCGCTACAATTTTAACTGTTTCGCATGTTCCCATCTTCCCACCTCTAAAGTTGTGGGAGCCGAAGCCCCCACAATTAATAATAAACAAAAAAACTACCCGTTAGCCGATCAACAGAGCAAGGTGCTCATCTTTGACCACTTTGACACCCCATGCAAGGGCAATCTCGTACTGGACTTGACGATATTGCATATACTTTGAAACCTCAAAAGACAGGCCACTACGAGGATCTGTGATAATTTGACGGTCAGTTGCCAAATCACCCTCTTCAGGGAGGGCAGGGGCGCGAGTTGCAAGAACAATGGCAGAGGGGGAAAATGCCATATTACGAGCAGTTGCGGCATAACCTGTCACAGCCTCAGCGCCAGCAGTCGCGGCTAAAAGACCAGGCTCTGCAATAACAACATCGCCAGTTGTTGAAGCTCCGATGGTCACAGGGGCAGCGATAACATATTTGTTGGTATCACCAGCGAAGGTGATAATATCACCAGCGACGGCAATAATACCAGCACCTGCGGCTGTGGTCATATTGATAGTAGTTTCACCAATTGGCTCAACACCTGTTGCTGTTACAACACCTGTAACAACGTTTGTACCTGCTGTCGCAATCTGGGCAGACTCACGGATTGAGAAGCCAGCAGTGTCAAGCAATACACCTTGACGCAAAATACTGTCTTGCCCTGCGATGTCCATGCGGGATTGCTTACCGATCATGGTAGCTGAAGAGGTGGTATTAAGCACCAGACGGTTACCAGTAAGAGGTGCACCGTTGTCTTTAAGGATTTTCGCCACAAAAGAAGCGTCCGTGAAATCACCAGCAGTAGTAAATGGGATAGTTCCTACTGTACCATAGGCGCGTGAAGCGTTAACGTGTAGGGCTGTAAGATCAGACTCAACCTCGTTTGTGAGGGTACGCATTGCCTGTGCAAACTGGTCTTGCATAATGCGGGAACGAGTAACACCACCTGAATTATTAATACCAAGAGACTGTTCACCATTCCAGCGGATAGGAACCCGCCGTGATTTGGCAATTGTCATGTCTTTGTTGCCGATTACTTGGTTGCCATCGTCAGGTGGAGTAACGCCTGGGGCGATGTCACCAGCAGCAGCGGCAGGAGCAACGGGGGAACGTACGGTTTGCCCAACGGCAGCGCGCTGGAAGGTCATATCAGATGATACTGAGGGGATCATACCTGTGAGCTCGTGGGACACTGTATCAAGTGCCTCAAGCAGATCAGGTACTAAATCTGTGATTGTGTTAGCCATTTTGTAAGCCTCTTGTTTGATTGTGCCAAGGCTTACAATTAAAAAAAGCGCCCCAGCGATTAAAAACATCGTTGATTGGGCGCTTCTCCCATATTATCCCCCCAGAGCACTCCAGAGCAATAACACTAATTTAAATCATACGTTACACACAGAACGCACGTTTGTCAAATTAATCTACAACCTCACCTTTTGCCTTTACGTGTGCCATTTGGTCTGTGGGGTTAAGTGCGTTGAAAGCTGCGCGATTTATTGTCTTTGCTGCTGGGTTGCCCTTCTTCAAATCACCGCCGCCACCACCACTTGCCTTTGTCCCGACAACAAATGGTGCAAACTTCTCATTATTTACCAGCTCGGCCTTTAATTCAGCTAGCGTGAGAGCTGATGGCTTCCCATCTGCACCAAGCACCCTAATTTTTGCCGTGCCGTCTGCCATGTCAACAGATAGGCGTGAATCAACATGGTGTTTCATAAGCTCGGCGTTTTCGCCAAAGATTTCCGCTGAGATCTCAACAGAAGAGGAACCAACAGTCAAGCCAGATACCATTTTACCTAGGTCTGCTATCTTTGTTTCTTTTTCAGCCATGCCATTGTCAAACTTTTCTTGCCATGATTTTTCAATGGCCTCGACATCACCACCAGCTTTAGCGGCTTCTAGCTTGACACGTTCAGCCTCTTTTTTAGCCTCGATCTTTTCAGTGAGTAAAGCTTGGTTGTTTGTTTCAAGCTTCTGAATGCGTGTGGCAAGAGTCTCGTCTTGCTTCGGTAGCCCATCAACTGAGAGTTGGAACTTACCATCAACCTCTTTGTACATAGGCTTTAATGTTTCGTCCAGCCCTTCCAGTGTGTCTACCATAAATTGTAATGTCATTTTTAATCTTCCCCTGTTAATCCTGCTTTAATAAAAGCCAGTGGTTCTAGCTTTTCCATTTCAACCAAAGTCAACGGACTAAATGTTTTCCCTAGTTGTAACTCTGCGAATCGTTGTGATGTAAGCCCCCCACCACGTAACAGTTTACCACGTGTCGGCCCAATAATACTATCTTGGACTTGTGCAGGTTGGCCTTTTAACCACCCATAATAAGTTTGGTTTGCTGGTGATGAGGTTACTTTTCCAGTGACAGGGTCGCGTGAACTTTGCGTACCTCCTTTTTCAAGGACTTTGAACCTGTCATCAAGCACACCAACCACACTTGACCTACAATCGAGATGCGCTGGTGGTCTTGGCCCAGAATTTACAGGAAACTCTTGCCCTGATAAAGATTGACAGATTGTGCTTGTCCTGGAGTCAAGCGTCGACAACCAACGAACTTTTTTTACAATATCACTATTCGCTTTCCAAGTCTGTTCCCTCGCCTGCACTGCACTATGCTGTAAAGATGTCCTGACCATTGTAGCGAGGCCACGCTGATTAATCGGAAACGTGTCATTTGAAAGTTCTGCTAAAACGGTTGCCGTTGTGCTACCTTGGGCGAACCCTGCCCTTATCACACCTATTGATCTGTCTATCTGTGAATCTGTCCAGTCTTTGATAAACGGCTCGAGTAACTTCCCTTTGTTTGGCCCAGTAATTGCCAACGGGTTAAGGTTTATAGCCGACATAATTTGAGATTCAGAAGGTATGGTGAAACTATAATTGGGTGCCACTCCAGTAAGGTTCCGAACCTCAAAACCTGCTTCGTAGACACCTAATTCCTTTACCTGCCTGTTGAGCTCTGGGGTTATTGAACTACTATACCTGTCGTTTAGCATGGCCCTAAATGACGTAAGTTGTGTTTCTGCCCGTGCCATCCCCCACTTAGTTATGTCATTTCGAGCCAACCTACCAAGCAATGATGTTTCAATATCTGCAAGCATCTCAGACAATATCTTGGCATCATGACTTTTTAGCCGTTCAACGTGGGCTGAATGCCTGGTGGTTGACTCGATTAGTTGGGCAGGGGTGGAGGCCATTACACAGACCCTACAACTGGCAACATATCGGCGTAATCCTCATCACTTGTCTCATCAGAGAATATCTCCATCTTACGCATTTTGCGGGTATAGTCTGCAACAGGAATACCACCTTGCAAGAAGCCAGCTACAATTTCCTTTATCTCTTGAGGGGTTGCTGTCAGGTTGATAAAGTCTTGGTTCAACTCATACTCAACCTCGCTTCCATCGGCTCCCATGTACTTAGAGCACCAGCCGAGAGCAAGAGTAAACGCCTCGGAGACATTATCTGCTACCATTGAAAGTAACGAGGTCTGGGCCTCAATCTCACCAGCGGCTTGAGTTGCTGTTTTTGTCGCGCTACCAGCTTGCATTAATCTCGCGCCCATGGCAACCATTCCGTCAAGCTTATCAATCATAGCCTGTCTGACTAGCGGGTTTGGGGCTGCCTGTGCATATCCAAAAGATTCACCCTCTGGAACAGCCATCATATTTCTTGAGCCAGCATACATATTATTTTTTGCCAACAAATCTATATGTGCCTGGGTAACCCCAGACATCCACGGCTGGGCTTGACCAACGAACCACACAGAGTCTTCATAATCTGCGCTGTTGCGGTAATGGCCTATGTTTAACTCTGCAATATTTAGCATAGGTGGCTTATCAACATAATGGTCATTATTCTCACTGCCAACAAATGTAAATGGGATCTCTTCCCATGGTTTACCTTTGGAGTCTGTAGGTATCTCATCCTCACCAGCGACCCACTCACCCTCAATCCTAGACCACACTCGCTCATGGTAGACACCGTCAACAAGTGAAAGCTCGTGCAAGGTATCTGTGTATGTCGTGTCATACCCGTCTTCACCAACGACCTCTTTGCTACCTGCTAAGACAACAAGCGACAAAATCACCTTGCTACCAACTCTTTCAGCACGCCAGTTTATAATCTGCTCTGGGTCATAGCAATGGATTGTTGCTGTTACTTCACCACTTACCATATCGGCTTTGGAAACCTGCCCATCTACTTTTGGGAACGAAACAGCTACACCAGCCCGTCCACGGCCAGTAGTATTACCACAAACCTTTTTCCCAAGTTGGTTGATTGATACTCCTGCCCCGTCAGCATTGTCCGTGAGGTACTCAAGCTCCTTAGGCACAGTGAGTTTAGGTTGTTTTCTGAACACGCTACCGACCATACCCTGAAGCGTTTGCCCTGTTACAGCATAGAAAATAGCGCGCGCTACATATTGGGCGTTACGTGCTGAGTTTTCGTCCGATTCATCAAGCGGATTCATTTTAACAAGGTACTGGTCGACATCCTCGCCATTAGCGACGTTATCGACCTTCTGCCATTTAAGAAGATTCTCTACATATTCTTTGTGCTGTGAGTCAATCGCCATTTCAATTCACCATGCCTAACAAGTATTGTTTATATTCACGGTGTGGCTAGTCCACTTAACCGTTGGTACTGCTTGGTTTGTATTTTAAAAAAGTTACTGCTAATATGCTGAGGTTATGCCAGTTATTATAACAGGTTTTATGATTGGATGCTCATACTCGCAGAAATAACCAAAAGCGTCTGGTGTGTGATCAAGGTCATTCTTCTTATCTGGCTCTCCGTTCTTATCGTAAGGCTGTTGCTCTAGGCACCGCGCAGTTTCTGGGGCTTCATCGCAATTAACCCAAACTTTCTCATCTTCAAAACATTTATTAACAGAGTTTACACGACTTTTCACCCGTGGGTTAGCTTTTTTGGCACGTATTGAAAACCCCGCGCTCTCCAGAAGAGAAATATCTGACAGGTCAGCTCCCTTTGAGCTCCCATTTTTCCCGCTCGCATCTGGGTAAATCGTTATATTGTTTTCGGGCCACTTTTCTTTTATTGTGTCAATCATCCATGGGGTGTCTATCCCGTCTGTGATTTCACTTGCACAATGGTCGCCATTATCACGCCTAACAAACGCACAAGCAGCCATCTTACCTTTGTTAAAGTCCATCCCTATCCTTAGGGGCTCTTGACCCATCACAACCTCTTTGCTGTTGTTCTTTATACGGTCAAATGATCTGTACACCGCACCAGTAAGGAGGTTTACAAACTTACCACCAACATAGGCATCAACCAACGCCTCTGGGTATGTCTCAAGCAAGGTTTGGATATAATCAGGTGGCAGATACTTTTGATTCTCATAAGATGATGCTTGAACCATGGAGTAGGATTCTGTGGGGTTCCGTGAAAACTTATCATAAACGAATAAAAAGCCCTCTGGTGTTGTCGTTACCCCAATTCCATTTTCAACCCCATCAATCACAAGCCTCATTCTTGCCACGATCTTGACCCATGCCTGAGTTGCTTTGTCCTTAGGCAATGTGTCTATTTCGTCAACAAGTGCTCTGGCTATTTTGAACCCTATGATAGAGGCTGGCCTATCCATTGACCGACAGATTACGGTGCCGTAGTATTCTCTACCTCGATAAACGTGCACCTCTTTGTTGCTGGTGTTAATTACAACAGAAAAGTCCATCATGTGGGCTGCTTCTTCAAAGGTCGGAAAAAACACATCTCGAATTGAAGGGTAAGAAGGCCCGAAGTAACCCTGTCTTGTCGCTGGGTGCTTGCAAAAAAATATCAATAAATCAAGGCAACCAACGAAAGTCTTACCTGACCCGAAGCCACCAACATAAGCGCGAAACTTAGTATTTAGGCTGTTCAGGAAGATGTTTTGTGGAGCTGAGAGATTCAAGACTTTCCTTTTGTAACCTTTATGTCACCAACTGGATCAGCCACAACAAAAGTTATATTTACTCCGCTTGGGTCTTCCGTCTTTTCACCATTACCACTGAGTAAGCCGAGATTTTTCGCGAGAGCTTCAAGTGCTGGCACTTTAGGCCACAACTTAACCTCAGAGACATACTCAACCTCACCATGCCCGACGCTTTTCGTCACAACCTTGAACGAAGATACAGCCTTTGCTATGTTGTCTCCCAGGTCAACAATATTCTTCAACCCATCTTTATCAAAAAGATCCCTTATATCAGAAAGCCCTATTCTGGCATATTCTGTCAAAATAGAGGTCTCTGATATAAGCAACTTATCAGCTATTTCTTGCTGTAGCTCCTTGACCCTAACCGCGACCTTACCGACTTTTAGCAGCTCGCTGGCCTTCACCCACACCACGTGGTCTTTCATCTTCTTACAGCTATATGAGAACCTATACGCTTCAGATGCGTTGCCACACTCAACATATTTTATGCAAAACTTTTCTTGTTTTGCTGTGAGTCTTCTCAACCCTTATGACCGTTTTTAACATTTATGATTGGTGGTTTATTGTTGTTCAAAGCCTTAGATATACCTTTCAGTTCTACCAGGATATCTTTCGACAGTTTGACGCGTTCATTTATCTTCAAATACCAACCTACAATCTCTCTAAGTATCAAAAACAATATAACCGCCACGAATAAAACTATTAGAGCTTGTTCCTTTTCCATTTTTAAAATCCCCATTTAAAAAATTAACGCAAGCTGCGCCAAGTGCCAATTATAAAAATACACAAAAACGGACGTTTAGTCAAGTTACTCTAGTACATGAGTATTAACTAGGTGTTCGTTGTCCTTAAACAGCTCAAATGATAAATACAGACAATCGTAAATTGGCCTTGGTAGTGATCTCATCGGCGCTTTAGGTAGTGTCTCTTTCCATCTGTGCTTATCTATATGCTCAAAAAATTTAGTTCCTTGCTGAGCGTATGTTTTCCTGTTTCGCTTGTTGTAGAATAGCTTTGTTGTGTCACCCATAGAGGTCAGCCTCGTATTTTGTCGCAGATGGTAAAGCGTCAAGTGCACGTTGAACCCTCAAGGCCTCAGTTGTTTCCTTAGTGACTATTGTGGTTGCTACTTTCTGCACTATCTTCACTGTCTTTTCGACTATTTCTTTCTTTGTTGGTGTGTAGTTAAAAGCTTTGGTTATATTCCTACCTTGGCTATGAAATCTTGATTGCCACCGAGAGTCTGGAATGCCTAAGTGTTTTGCTATCCCTCTATGGTCACGCTTAACACCGTCTGGGCAGAGATGCTTCTTTGCTGCCCTCCAACTATTACGAGGCTTTAGGTTTAGAGCTTTTGCAACTGTCCCCCTACTGCTGATTCTCCACCGTAACGTCGAGATTGACAACTTTTTACCACCGTCTT